TTAACCTTACCACCTTTTTTCATGCCACCCATAGCCGCTTTTTTTCTTTGAGCTTCCATTGCCATTATCATTTTAGGGTCCATTGCTCTTGCCCCTGCAGCATCAGCTGTTGGTCCACCCATGTTCATTTTTTTACCTTTAGCATCCATAGGAGCATTAGAGCCTCCAGTTCTAGCTAACATACCACCAGCTTTATATCCTTCATTTTTACGAATTTCTTTATCCACACGACGAATCTCATCCTTCTCATTCATAATGCTTTTAGTTCTTTTGTCCATGTCTTTCTCCTTAGTTTATTGTTTAACCCTTACTTTCTGCGGGCATTGTTAATTGCCTTTTTAGTTTTTGCTACCCGTCTTTTCTCTACTATCTTTTGCACAGTAGGAGTTTCCCATATGCGAATACCAAGCCATACAATAGTGAAAAGTGAAGCCAGGTGGGGAAGCCATGAAAGCAAAGAGCCCACAGCAGTAAAGATAGACGTGATGTCTAATAAGTGTTTTGTCGATTCTTCCATTTTTAGCATTTCCATCGTTTAAGTGACGCTGCTTTCCTAGTTGGCCGACCTTTAGCATCTTTCATCGGTCCCGGCATTCCAGTCATCCTAGCACAAAACGATTTACGGCGAGCCGCGTCTTTCTTCGTCTTAGGGTTAGGAGCTGGTGCTTTTAACTTAGAACCAGTCGCCTTATTATATTTAGCTCGTCCCTTTGCGGTAAGTCCTGCACCTTTCGATACAGGTAATTTCTCACCACGTCCTACGGATAACTTAGGACTAGCTTTCTTTTTAGCTACCATTACACACAATCCTGTTGAGCTTCAAACCACCGACGGAGTTCTTCGAGTCGATCTTGCACTGGTTTAGATGGCTCAGGTTCCATGAATTATCCACAGAACAGAGTATAATCTGTTAAAACAGCCGCGGTTACTACTGCGTAGTCATTTTGTTGTCTACCAGTTAAAATTCCTTGCCCTGGTAAAGATAAAAATTGAGTTAGCGTAGCTCCTGCTGGCGTAGTTATGTCTAGAATATTACCTTGGTCTACAGCTGACCCTGTTGCGAAGGACCATATATTTGTTTTTAAACTTCCGGCACCCGCTCCACCAACTAAATAAAAGCCTTTGATTCTGACACGAGGTAAAGCTAAATCACCTGTTGTTCCTACGGCAACAGTACCTGCCGCTGCTGCACTTATAGTAATACTATCTATTCTGGAATAGAAATAAGCAGAGGTAACTGAAGTAGTATTTCCACCAGTCAACACTTCAGGGGTCGAAGCAGCAGGGACTTTATTATTAAGTTCCCCTACAACAGCGCCATTAATAGTAAACGTAATTCCACTATCATTACCACCAGAAGTAATTATCACCTTATACCCTGCGCCTTCTTTAGCGACAACAGGGTCAGTGTTAGTTAATGTTAGTGCTCTAGGGAATGTACCACCTGTAACAGTTGCTGCAGTCTTAAAAAATGTAGCGGAAGTAGATGGGCTAATCGACCAAATATCTGTCTGTTCCATATCTATCTCCTAGTTAAGCAGTACGTGTAAGTGTGTAACCTGTAGCTGAACCAGGAGTTACTCCATCACCGCCAGTAAACATTAAAGTGAATTGAGCCATGCCAGTAGCACCGAAAGCAACTACTACTCTACCGAAAGCAACTGCAGAAGCAGCGACAGTAGCAGCATCAGATAATCCTCCACCAGTACCTAAAGCAATTGTTACGTTGCTGGCACCGCCTGTGTTATCTACTATGAAAGAAAATTGTTGGCCTCTTACTGCAAGCATTTGCTGAGATACCCCTGCAACGCCACCTGCTGAAGTAGTAATAGGAAGTGTAATAGTTGTTGCGGCTGCTGAAGTAGATGTAATATATCCAACTTGAAGGGCTGCTGCTGAAATAGTTCCTGTAGCATTAACTGCTACTGAAGGGCCTGATGGTACGAATCCGTTAGTTGAGGCAACGGGACCTGAAAATGTAGTTCTTGACATTAGATTTCTCCATACAAAGTTAAGCTTATCTGTCGTGTATGCGTCTGCTGGGGCAGTCATGATAAGCTGGTTTTACCCAGATGATTAATGGTACACGGTTTTACATTATTATACAACAAAAAAGGGACCGAAGCCCCTTAGTTTAAATCAAAAAATTACTTGTTCATTACGTACATTGTTACTTCAAAACCAAATCTCATTTCTGTTGCTTTAGGTGATGTCCACATAATATTTCTCCTTAAGTTAGATTTCAGCATGAAGCTGATAGAAGAATTATATCTATCTGTTTAGTTTGTACCCTAAGCATATTCATGAGTTTTAGATAAAGAAAAACCCAGCTGAGAGGTGCTGGGTTTTTCAGGAGGTGGAACTACTTACAATTAAGTAGAACCTGGTGAACCCCAAACACCTAGCGGATCACTCCAGCCAAAGGAATAACGTTCACGAGCTTTGTAACGTACGTTACCTGTGTCGAAATCGCCATCCATAGATGTTGTTAATGGTGTTCTTTCAAAATGCTTCATACCGTTAGGTACGTCAGTAGTTAAGAAGAACGCATTGTTATCAGTCAAGAAATGATTGATTGAATATCCATCAGGGATGGAACCATTAGTTCTCATTGCGTTAATATCGTTATCAGCAGTACCCGGACCAAGCTGAGTATCTAATAAACGAGTAGCAACAAATTGTAGTGCTGGTGGAATTACTAATCTACGAGGTTTAGCCGCGATTAATAGACCACGTTCGTCAGTCCAAGCTGCGATCTGAATAACTGCGGCTTCTAGTGCTGCCTCAGATAAATCCACGCCAACTGCAGGTTGGTTGTTGTTTGTACCGCCGGCCACCGTAGGGTGATTAGCAAATAATGATACTCCATCACCGCCTAAGAAAGCACCGTTAAAGCCGTTGTTTAAAACGTTAGCTGCTCTAACTTGCTTAGTGTTAGCCATTGAACGTGCAAGAGCTTTAGTATAGCGAGCTGAAAGACTATCATATAGATTATCTTCAACTGCTTCTTCAGTTAAACTGAAACCTAAAGCAATTGTTACGTGGTTGTACCTAGCTGTAAAAGCTTCTTGTGCGTTGTCATACGCAATAGCTGCTCCCTCAGATTTCAGAGGTGCGGCTGCAAAACCAGCTAGTTTTGTTTCTTCTTCAAAAGAACGGTCTGAAGATTCAGTTTCGTAAATCTCTTTATGTTCTTCGCCATAACGTGCGTACTCTAAACCGAATAACGCGTTAAGTCCTGGTAATAGCTCCTTAAGGAGCTGGGCTCTTGAAATTGCCATGTTTTATTCTCCTTAATTAGATACCAACACCGCTTGTATAAGCGTGGGCTACTGGATTAAATTTCACAAGTAAATCAGTAAATGCGTCGCCAACTGTAGATGTAGGTGAATCTACAAATCCTACAATTTTAAATGCATCTTGGTTTACACTAAGTGTGGCAGAGTTAACTGCTGTTGTTGAATTACCGTTAAGTAAATTTCCTGTAGCAGTGGTCTGCGCTAGAATAGAACAACATGAGCCTAAGGCTGCTGCTGCTACTGATCCATTTGCTTGCACTTGGAAAATTGCTGCTGGGTCATCTACAACATATGCTTGCGCGTCTGCTGTTACTGTGCCTGTTGGCCAGTTTTGTCTAAATACTACTGTTCCGGTGCCCGGGTCTGTATATGTACATCCTACAAATATCCCTACTGTTCCTGCTACAAATGCTTGCGCGCCTGCTGTTCCAACTGTTAAATTCGCAGTTAAAAAACCAGTACCTAAAACATTAACCACTGAACCGTAGTAAATGTTAATCGCTGTTGCAGAGGCAATCGGATACATCCTAGTAGAACCCGCATACGGGGTGCCACCTAGATGGTTTACGGCTTTAAGTCCATAAGGACTAGCTACTGCTGCCATGATTGTTTCTCCTATTTATTACCTTTACCAAATCTACCAGAATTGCCAGTCTCATTTCCCTCAGCAAACTTAGGCATACGCGGATCGTTATTTGCCATAAACTGCGCATCTACCGCTTGCGTTTGTTGCTGTGTTGCTCGGTCAATATGAGCTCGACGTTGATCCATAAATTCAGAAGGTATTTTACATAATAGTACACCACCAATTTCAATACTGTCTTTGTATTGTGAATTAGGGTCTACCGCTAATTGAATCTCTGGGTGTTCCGAATGTTTTACCGGTTCCCAGCCTTCACGCATTTTTGCAGAAACGTTCATGTTATCA